CGACTTGACAATTTCCTTTAGGCCGTGCTTTAGGTTCTCGTTTATTAGATAGTGAGCTAAATAGGTATCGAAGGTAGCATCTAATCTGAGACCCAGGTGAGAAGCCAAGAAGACGGAGTCGAACTTAAAGTTGTGGCCGACTATCCTCTTGTCTGCTAGGGCATCACGAAGCACATCGACAACACCAGGAGTGTCGTAGAGCATTACATCGTCAAGGACTATCCCTTCTTCAGGGTTCCATGCCATTTGCATCATTAGGATGGGATCCCCAATGTAGCCGTTACTCGGGTACCAATTCACTTGATCCGTTTCTATGTCAGTGGAGACCCAAGCCCCATGAGGTATTCTTGAGAGCTCGCGCTTGAGGGTATCGATGTCCTGAACGTGAATAACCTTGGGGTTTGAAGCAACGGTTGTTACCTGTACAGGGTCAAGCTTAGTTGCCGTCAGGTCACGGAAGAAGGTGTGGACTTCGTCAACCTTACGAAGAACGTAGGCAGGATGCCACGTGTGCATCACATACCCCCAGTCATTGTCAATCCAGATGCCCTGATCTTCCCCTTCGACATTTGTTGTAGCCATAGCAGTTCTGCCCAAAGCAACGATGGGTGCATCATATTGCTCAAGCTCCTGTACCAATCTTGGCCTGCAAGCCTCAATGGCAAGAAAGTCGGGTGTAGCATTGTTCGGGGGTCTGCATGCGACGACGTTGGTGTAGTACATATCGTTTGGATCATAACCCACTGCTCTAAGTGTTTCGCGCAACAGTTGCCCACTAGGCCCCACAAAAGGCCTGCCTTCTGCAACTTCCTGTTCACCCGGCGCCTCACCAAGCATGATGAGCACAGGGCTCGAGGAGCCATGGCCAGGAACGCAAGGATACCTTTGCAAAGGACAATCCCCGCAATTAGCACCAGGAAGCTTGCTAAAGGCCATTCGATACTTGCTCCAAGGTGAAGATGTTTTGTAAGACTATCTCTGCATCGGCAGGCATGTCCCACGATAGAGATTTGTGTTCCAGTACAACCTCGTCGTCGTGCTCGTTCAGGAGAATGCCATGCTGTGCATACGCAACAGCGGCACCAGTATCAATGCCACGAACGAAGCCAAAACGTTTGAGCGTCTTGATCTCGCGTATGGGGTTACCATGGCACCCAAGTAGGTGAATGTTGAAGTAGCCATATTCGCCAGTCATGATGTGCTCAAGTGCGTGCACACGGCCACCTTCCAAGCCTTCCAGATGTTTAGGAATACCAATGGAGGTAAAGTCGCAGTACATGGTAAGAAGCTGTAAGCATTCCTCCCACTCTTCCCAGGTACTGCCTTGAGGTACCGCCATACGCCTGTTTGGCGAGATAAGGTTCTCTGCTTGAATCGACTTGGCCAACTCCAACGTTTTAGGTCCGTCTTTCATGGTGTCTGACATTACAACTTCATCTGCATGAATAAGATTGGCAAAGGTAACTACGTCATGCCACTCCATTGGAACCCCTTCAGCTGCCCCATTGTCAACAATGATGAACATGCCCATACGGTTCAATTGCTTGTACATGTCCAAATAGGCCGGCTGACGTCCCAGGTACTGCGCTAATGCCATGTGATACCCTCTTCGACGGAGGGTATTGATATGCTCTGGGGGGGAAATGTTTGCTATCTTCACTGTTGTGCCTCTTTCTTCCATATAACTATGGTCCGGATGTTCAAAAGCAGTAGCACTATTTGCAGTAGTATCAGAGACCATATGTTATGATATGCTGCATATATTATCCACATGACGCTAGAGACTAAGTAAACATACATGGCAATCATGCGACTCTTTGGAAGTAGCCATAGACCAACTATGTTTAGTCCGGCTCCAATCCAGTCCATTCCGTTTACCGAAGTCTTCCTTGAGATACGATCTGCAAGAACTCAAGTCTGGCCGCTTCGGCTGTTAAGAACACTCCACGCATCTCGGAGGTTACCATTACAGCATTGCGTTGCTTGACTCCACGACATGACATACACGTATGCCTGGACTCAATCTGAACAGCAACACCCATTGCATCAAGTCCGTGCTTCAACGCAGAAGCAATTTCGCGGGTTAGAGTTTCCTGCGTTTGGGGTCGTTCTGACAGGTAATGAACAAGGCGGGGGATTTTGCTTATCCCGACCATCTTCTTGTTAGGAATATACCCAACGTGGGCTACTCCCCAAAAGGGAAAGAGGTGGTGTGCACACAGCGATGAGAACTCGATGTTCAAAACCGCAATCAGCTGATTGACTGTGGTTTCGAACGTAGTGAAGTTGTAGTCAGGACTTGAGGGTGGAGTGTACTCCTGCATAGCCTTTATCCAACGTGATGCAGTATCCTCTACGGAGTCATCCCATGCTACGTTCGGAAAGGTTGCTTCCAGGAATTCAACCAAGTGGGTTTGGAAATCAGTCATCGTACCTCAGCTCTGTATTGAATTCTATCGGATACCATTACACGCTTGGGATATCCGTTGAACTCGTTTGCGAAAGCCATTGCCCTCTTTAACGACTCAGGAGAAGGGGGGCATCCTTCAGCCATGAACGTCAGTGTGCTGAACACGAGCCTTTGCGTTTTGTAGTTACGATACCAATCAAGCAACCCTTCTACATTGCTGAAGGCAAGCGCATCGTCAACAACGAACTTGACTTCGTCAACGAACATCTTAAAATCCTCGGACCCGTCGAAGTTGATGTTGGCTTTGGGGGACCACGTAACCCAGTCAGGTATTAGGTTACCCCTGAAGCCCGAAAGTCCTGATGACTCAATCTGCACGAAGTTCTCCATTCCCGCATTTGTGTTTCGGACAGCATCAATGAGGTCATCAAGGTCCCACATGGTAGGCTCTCCCCCAGTGATAATGATGTGGGGGTGTTGAATTTTGGTCGCAATCTCTTCGTATGTCATAGACTCGCCCAACTTCTTGCCCTGTGCAGCCTCAGTCGGCCAGGTGTACTTTGTATCACACCAGTGGCATCCAACAGGACATCCTTGCAAACGGATGAAAGTTGCTGGTACACCTACCCAGAATCCTTCACCTTGTACGGAAGAGAAGATCTCATTTACTCTGTATCTGCCTATCTTCTCTTCCTCTGCAATCATTTCACGTATCTTGCCGTCAAGTATCGGATTGTAGTTCATTTTTGCCTGTACTCCTTTCAATGTCTATGAGGTGTTGCAACTCAGGATCTCGGGCGCGTGTCCTAAGCTTGCGTTTGAATGGTGACGGATTCATTACGTACGAGGGTCTTTTGCCTTCAAGTACGTCACACACGTTTGCAATCCACATGTCAGTCATTTGCTCATTCTCTGCAGTAATTATATTGCCGTCAGTAGACAGGGAAACGCCTGACAGAATTGCGCCTGCATCTTCAAGCAGTATCTGGGACTTGATCAAGGGATAGACGGATACTCTCTTGCCTTTGGCAGCATACCGTATTGTGGGGACGGCAGAGCACACTGCTGCAACAACCTTGCCCTGTGCATTCGCCTGCTCGACCAAACTTAAGCAACCTGTATGATGCCAGAACAATTCTGTATCAGCTGGATTACCTGAAATGATCAGTATTCCCATGTACTTGTTCATAGATGTACATCACCTATCAACATGGACAGCTTGTTGGGAGTATTCTTTACCTCGCTCGTAATTGTATAAGCAGAAGACACAACATCGAATGTGTGTCCTCGTCTCTTTAGGGCCTTGAGTGAGTGCCAGAACTCTCCAGGATTGTACCGACGTGAGACTACAACGAGTACGTGTGACATTAGATATCATCTATCGCGTCTTCGATAGGAGCTCCTTCTTCAATGGCAGAGTCGTCCTTGGGGAAGTGCTTTTCCTTCCAGTTCTCAACCTTATTGCCTTCGACATCAATGTCTAATCGCATCAGATAGAGACGGCCTTTGCGCAAATACACTTTGACTGGTAAGTCATGATTAGCTACATACGACTTGAGAAGCATGTACAATGTACCTGGCTTACGATTATCGTCCAGAATTACCTTCGAGACGTAGTAACCTGTCTCCATAAATCCTTTGACAATAGGGTAGGAGACTCTGCCTCTTCTCACATCGAGTGTAGCGTCGAGCTCTTCAGCAGGTACTTGTTCGTACTTGACTGTCATTGTTCCTCACTTTGCTGTCGCTACAAATGCTATCTCACTAGCATCTTCCGGGAATATGGCCGCGTACGCAGGTATTAACCATTCGCCGGGTATAAACTTACGTTGGCGCTCATATAGCGCCTTCAGCTTAGGCATTCCGTCCAACCGCTTTTTCAATGCCTCAGCGCTCATGTACAATCCGTATGTATCTTCAATTGTCCAACCAGATTCAGTCAAACCAGCTTCTAGTTCAGAACGCTTCCACTCATACACATGAGCCGAATAATGAGTGTCGTATCCGTCTTGACCTTCAGGAGTGTTCGGGCAAGACAAGTACATTCTTGCACTAAGTTTAGCTACTGCACGAGCTTCATGTAAACTCTGTCGACCATCTTCAGGATGCATATGCTCAATCGACGACGTGTACACAATAAAGTCAAAATACTGGTTCGGCAACTTAGACGACATTTCAGCTACATTACTACTAACAAAGAAAACTCGGAACGGATAATAATCTTTAGGTATCAGTTTACGGTCAGTAACGCGTCGGGTTCGGTAAGTTACATTGCGCGGCTCTATATCAACTCCAGTATACGACTCAATGTCTTTGCGCTGATATCGCAACATAGGCAAAAGCAATCCTCGACCACAGCACATATCTAAAATGCGGTCATCACGTCTAGCCATACGAACGACGGTCTCGTGTTGAATGTAATTCATAATATCCAGTCCAGAGAAGAATCCGTCGCCCATCTGCTCATAAAAGTTGCGCATCTGATAGGTCGTAGCTAAAATCTGAGTCCTGTCATCGTCTTCTTCAACTTTGAGTACTACTCGCTTTTCCATGTTCCAGCTCCTCTGCTACAAGCGTTGCGTAGCCGGCGATGTCTTGCCACGAATCTAAATTCTCTGGGTCGTGCAATAGTCGTACTAGCTTGTTCAGTATTATGACCCATGCATACGAAAAGTTGGGGGCCCTTTCAAGGAACTCATAGAACTCCTTGCTTAGGAATCCGATAAGCTTTCCTGTGGTAAGCCAAGCGGCTCCGTACTGAGTGTTTCTACTGGCAACGAGGGCTCCGATGGATTCAGCCATTGAAGACGATCCTCTTTGCGCTTCTTCCTTATTGCCAGAATCTCGTCCACCAAACTTGTATTTTTTCTGTCCAGCCATATGGCTATTCCTTCCTGTGCTTCAACTTTTTTGACCAGTAAGTACGGCTCGATAATTTGTAGAAACTCTGTAGCAGCTTCGCCGTACACTTTCCACTGATAAATAATGGCCCGGGGCCTTTTCTTAGGCGCGTAGGCATATACATGGCCTCCAAACATCCTCGTATGCAGGTCAAGTACAGTGCGAGTGTTCTGCGAAACAGCAACCTCAACACGCACGTAACCCTTCCTGCGTGAGATTACGACAGTGCCTTCACCATCGAAGAACCCAGCTATATATGCCAGGTCGACTTGCCTTAGTTTCACTCAGTCGCCTCAACAGCAGTTAGCAGTATCTTAGTCTCTTCTACGTTTACAAAATAGCAAGTGGAGGTCGCAGAGCTACGTGATGTTTCATGAACCGTTACAGATACATGAAACAAGGGCATCATCTTTGCAACTCCGACGAAGAACTCACGAGCAAGGAATTCCGAAATGCGCTCAGCAGTGGATCTATCAGTTCCGAGTACGAAGGCCTGGCCTGCATTGATTGCCATGTCTGCGAACATATTGCCCGAGAGGACGTTCTCGTTGCTAACGAGATACATGTGGTCCATCATATCAAGAGTAGGCTTCACCACTCGGGCATCTAAGACGCCGAAGTCCATGATCCAACCTTCAGCGCCTACCTCAGCTGACACTTCGACGTCAATGACGTAGTTGTGGCCATGAATGCGTCCACACTTAGGGTGGCCTTCAAGCTGGTGGGCACAGCTTATTTCGTACGCACGTTTGATAGTCGTGTTACCCATTGTAAGTCTCCGCATCTGGAAATGCTGCAAGGCCTTCTGGTTCCAAAGGAGACTTGAGGTAAATAGTTGGGTCTTCATACCCGGCTTCAATAAAAGCCTTTTGCCTTTCAAGACATGTCGGGCACTCTCCACAATGGCTTGCGCCACCACGATAGCATGACCAGGACAGCTGCAGGGGTGCCCGTATAATGGCTGCCATGACCACAATGTCTGCTTTGGTGTTACGAGTGTACGGAAAGTCCAACTCAACTGCTCCGTGAGTGCCGTGCGCAACAGCTTCGCCCATCGGACGAAGGAACGCAGGCATGCAATCGTAATAAGCATACCCTGTGGCATCATTCATATGCGGTGCCAACGAAACACGGTTGTATCCATTTGCATTGGCATGTGCAACAGCGACGCTGATCATAACCCCGTTGCGGAACGGGACGATGGTCTGCGAGGGCGTGTGCTTCATGGGGTCGTGATACTCCTCAGTGGGCATTTCAACCTCACCCAAAAGCGCAGACTGTCCGCCAGCGAAAATCTCCGGGGGTAGGTCGATTACCTTTCGAGCTACTCCAAAGAATGTACAAATGTCCGCTGCCGCCTCACCCTCTCGTTCGTTATGCAACGAACCGTACGTAAGACTTAGCGCCAGAACATTCTCTGGGCCTTCCTTGCGTACCACTTGGGTAAGCAATGTGGTGGAGTCTAAGCCACCCGAGAACAGTACTACAGTTTTCATGCTCGTGTGCTCCTTATGAAATGAATATTAGTCCACAGACTACTGCCGTGCCAACAACTACAGTAATGGATGTGGTTGGATTGAGAGGCTGTGTTGCAAGAATATAGATACCTCCTGCCAACACGATTCCCGTGGAAATTAGTTTTGCCATTAGAGCCTCCATATGTAGTAGGTACCGACAATGCCAATGACTACTACGGCTGCTTTACCTGCTATCGTCTCAGCCACTTCTATTGATACCCCCACTAGAACGGCCAACACAACGAACATTATCAGTTGTACTACAATTTTCATTAGTCCTCCAAGTGCCACTCAATGACGTGTTGAATACCTTGAACAATTCCCACTATTATGCCTAAGGGTATGACCGTCAGAAGAATGGTTATATCGTATGCAAGCTGGTTTATACGTCCAGCAACGACGTAGATAGTTTTCTTCTTCGGAGGAGGGAACGCTGTGTCTATTGCTTTCTGTATATCCTTAAATGCGTCAACAAGTTGTGCCATTAGAACCTCACTGTAATACTTGCCAAATTGATGTGGGACGGCAAGTCAAGTCCCGTGTCGAACGCTTTCTGAAGATCGATACCAAACATCCAAACGCCGTCAATCGCACGAGCTTCTATGAAATAGGTGGCCTCTTTTATTTGATTACGTATGGCGTCTCTTTCGAGAGCGGCGCGACCTTGACGACGTCTGGATGTGGCCCAATAATTATGTGCTGATGCCATCTGAAACCAAAGCTCCGTACCTTCATTCATCAAGGTGAATCTAAATCCTTGGGTACCTGAAGATGCAGCGTTGGCGATGTCCTCAACCATAAAATCGGCAAGTGTTTTAGAACGTCCTGTAACAGTGTCATAGATCTGGTCAATACTTGATTGTAGTGTTTTGACGTCAGGTAGATCCATTCCTGCTATATCACACCACCACTTGATTCCCGTCCAAGCTACAGTGTAGTTCCTACGAACTCTATCTGGTATCTGTATAGGAAATGCTTCCGTCAGTTCAGCGTGTGACTGCTTAAGGGTATCCAACAGGCTCGGTACTTTTCCCAGCAATCGTTGTATGATGTATCCTCCAGGGTTTGTACCAAACAATTCTCTAAATCGGCCCATGCTACGGTAGGCAGCGGAAAGTTCACTGATCGACTGAGGGTGAAGGATGGATATAATGAGTCGTTCTTTGGCTGCGGGGTCTTCGACGACATCTTCTCCGTCAATGCTGAACGGAGCTGAGAGTGCATAATCGACAGTAGTCTGATCTGGTCTACCGCGTGGATCATGGCCAGTATCATAAGATAACAATATGTAGCGAACAAACGAAAGAACAGCATCATATCGAAACTCACTAAATGCAACGGGTACTGCGTTGGAGGAACCCATCAACGATAAGGTTACAAACCTTGTTGTCCCGGCGTCGTACGACTTAGGGTCGGTCTGACCAAACATCTTCATGAACACGCGTAGGATTAGGGTTGTTTTTCCAGAACCGCGTGTTCCCGCTATATTAAGAATTGGGAATCTGTATCCACACTCTTCGATAGCAGGCTTTAGGCACGACATTGTGTACCAGCCTATAATGGGCCAAATTGCTTCCGGATCATTGAGCTGTGAAACGGTTTGCATAAGTTGCTGAACATACTCGACCTGTGCATTTGGCTTTAGGTCTAGGGTCGCGTGCTCGCGTCGCACAGGCAGCCACGCAATCGGTCCCGTAAATCCGTCCCACATTTCAGTCGCAGAAAGGGTTTGATTGTTGCCCAAGTACATCCACTGGCCCTTTACTTTGTGTAGGCCTAACGTATTAGTGGCTTTGACTTTTGGCAACCCCTTGGCCTGTAACTTTCCCATGAGGTACGGTAGGAGAGCACGCAGGCTTTGTTCGGTGTCTAGGAACTGCCACGCAGCGACAGGTAGATAGGAATCCAACTTTGAGACGGAAGTAAATGCTGCGCGTCCGAAAGTAACATTAGGCCATTCGAAGCCTTCCGCAGATACCTTGCCCACAATGGCATCCTCATTTCCAAAGTCATGCCCATCCAGTAGCAACTCAGGCTCAAACAGGAAAGTTGTAATACGGCGTGTTGAGCGGCCTGTGACATAGAAACCATCGTCGCCTTCAATGATTGCAGTGCCCGTTCCTCCCTTAGTTTGCAGTACCGTAGGCTTATGTTCCTCGCGGGCCTTTTGGAGTGTGTGTTCAAGGTAATTCTCCGCTTCTAGTCGTGCCTTATCTCCACAAGGTTGTTTACCAAACAACATCTTGATTAGTTGATCGGACGCTCCGACTTTCACTAATGCTACGATGATAGCCCAATCGCGTTCGCTACGTGAACGATAGCCGCGAGAGTCCCCTGTACGTATCTTGTGTTTGGCTACATCTGGTAGCCGTTCTAGGATTTCAATATCTGCAACTGTGTAGAAGATTTCCGGTTGGTAGGTGTGCAAGAGCACAGTTCTGGGTGGTTCGTACTTAGTGTTGATTGTGCCTGGTACTCTTAGAATGCGGTTTGCGTTGTAACATGAAGCGTCTCCGCCGGGGACGTCAGCTACCAGTATTTTGTTTAGACGTTCGATGGCATCAACATCCTCAATGGGGTTGCCTAGAAGCCAATAAGCGTGCCAACCTCCTCCACTCTTTACAAGAAGGGAAGGAGGTAAAGTGGACATGAACGGTGATTCACCATCAACGTCGGCCCAAAGAGCAATAGTTCCTGCTATGTCTTCCTTTTTGTTGCCCTTTGTCTTGCGCATGGCGGGCCCGAACCAGCAAGGCCTGTCGGGGGGCAGGGAGCTTAAATCGTGCTCCGACTGGTAGAAAGCTGCATTATCTACTGTGTCTTGTTGGACACTTATGTAGTAGTCGTTGCTATAAAAAAAGTGTTGGAAGAAGTCAGTCATGATACCTTCACCCTACCCCCTACGTTGTGCGTAGGAGGTAAGGTCAATGATTGTCTGGGCAAGCAGCAGACGTCGAACTATTTGGTGGGGACGGGCTGGTTTCGGCCGAACAGGCCCTTACCTTGCTTTGCGGCCAGGCCCTTGTCCACAGGCTTCACTTTCTTGACGATGTTACGTGGGGGGTAGGGATCGCCGAACTCGTCGGTTTGAGTGGAGACATCGATGGTCACGACAATCGTTGCAGTCTTGCCAACGAGTTCGGGGGGAGTGACGTCTCCGCTAAAGGTCTTGTCCCAGCCCAGGGCCTGTAGGGACGCTTTCACGCGGAACAGAGAATCGGGGTGGAATGACCAAGTGTCAAACACGCGACGACCGTCGAACGGGCCGCCTTCGACTTTCCACTGAACGTCGAACTTGATGTTCTGCGTCTTGGACATACCTTCCTTGACATCAATGATAGATGCAAGGTAGTTGCCGGCGGGGATGGGTTCAATACCCTTGACGTCGGCGAAGTTGATTTTTGGCATACGTTTTTCTCCTTGGTTAGTTGGTGGTTAGATGCTTGCCTGAATAACTGGTTGCGCAATCGCGGCCAGTATATCTCGAATTGTGGGATTGAGAAAGTAAAGGGTGTCTGTGTTGTATTGGTCTTTAGCGTAGTACCTCTCGCCCTCTACAACGAACATCGCATTGATTACCCCGTCTCCTGCTAGACGTTCATCAATGGCCTTCCATGCAGACGGTATGGCTCTTGACTTTACGACACGGCCTACCATAAGAGCATAGGACGGAACTTGATCTACTGACTGACCCCACAATAGTGGAGTGTAAGTAACTGCTCCGTTTACGCTTTCTTGGCGTGCCCATTCTAAGCACGTCATAATCACGTTCATTTCAAGGGAGTAGAATAGGTTGGCCATGTTCAGCATTTGCCCCAGCACAGCGCCGTGATGTTGGCGTTCCATCTTTGGGGGAATGTTTCCGGGTTCAATATATCCCCCGCCGGTTACAGTGCGTACTGAGAATCTCTGTACCTCAGAGATGCTATCAATGATGATGGTTTTGTACGGTGGACGCAGTCCAAATGCCCTGCAGAAAGGATGGTCAGGCGACTGTCCGAAAGCCAGGAAGTCGTATGGTTCGTTCAAATCAGTCAACTGTTCCAAGGAAATGATATCCGGCTTCTTATCCAGACTGCGAATGCTCTGGGGGTTTCCTGCAGCACTTAGCATGAGAACAGGTGAGGCTTCTTCGCATTGCGCTGCCGTGGCAGAAGTCCATGTCTTTCCTGAGCCGGGTGCTCCATAAATCAAGAGCTTCAGGTACGGTGAGTCTAAGTTGGGTCTATGCATTTGTTGTTGCTCCTGGGGAAGTGTCGTAGTATTGTTCAGTCTCGCGAAGGCTTTCGGCTGCTACCTTGCGTCGGAATGTTTCCGAAAGCATCAGCTGTACGTTGTCGTTCATACCCTTGTTAGTTGCAAGGCAAGGATCTCTGAACATGCAAAAATTACAATTTATCCAACTGGGACTGGGATACATCCTTGTGCGTTTGTTTACCATCTCTAATGCAATGGCATATACGTCATCAGCCAAGTGGTCAATTTCGTAAGGAGTGCGTATTACGGCCGCACGCTTGAAGAACCTGTTTGGCTCATTTGAGAGCCACTGTAGGTACTCACCGTAAAACTCTTCAACGTGGCGGGGTTGAAAATCGGGGTGCAACTGTCTGATTGCTTGCATGTACGCTACAGGTGAAGTCTGCAGCTTCTGGTCACGTTGTAGGAGGCCGTTTGTACGTACCTGTGGCTGGGTTGGAGCTTTCTTGGTCATCATGTTGTAGATAACACCTTTGATGGGAAGGTCGTACAACTCTCTTGCAGCCCAGATGTACATTCCGCACTGAAAGTCATTGGCTAAGGAACGCTCGAGC